CCAACAAATCGCGCCTCCCTAAACTCCCGTCGAATTGCGCAACCTAGCAGGGGCTCGTTAACATTGAAAGTGGGGCCCTTATCGTAGGTTTTAGACCCGCCACGAAAATCTGGGGGGCCCCATATCCCTCCCAGAGATTTTCGGAGGCTCGTTTTATTATCGTTTAAAAGAGCTGCGCTCGTAATTTATTAATAATTTGTTTGGAATTGAATCGGTAAACTATACCGAGAAAGACTGGTATTCACCACAACGCTCTGCTTAAAATCCAACTCTGTCCAGAGTTTAATATCATTGGTATCCGTCGATGTACGACCAACTACTTTCTCCAAATACATAACATTCGTTTTTCCTTGTTTCTCATTATACACCAACAAATCTGGTGCAACCTGTCTGTTGCCAAGCAACATATTTAAATAAAACTGTAAACTCATACTATAACTTGAAGTTAACACAGAAGTCTTAATGGCACCAGGTGCAACTGTAATCTTCCCAGTACTCTTACAATTTTGAATTTCCCAAAACTTGGGCGGTTCAGCCGGTTTAAAAAACGTGGTATTCACGTTGTTACTTGTTCCATTACCATGATAATATGGAACATCGGTACCACCGATTACAGATCCATCCTGTTTATCAAAAGCCAAAAACAATGCCTCTTCGTTAAAAGTACTAAATAATCCATTTAACAACACGCTGTTAGATTTCTTCACAAAATTGTTTCCTTTACATTGATAAGTCTTACCAGACAAAACAACTGCATTTACATCATCCGCTTCATTGTCAGCAGCTACTTCCGTTGTAATGTTCTGAATTTTCAACGCACTTTTAGTGTGAACAGTAACCTTGGCTGATACCAAATTCAAATTAATACCAGAAAAACGACTAGTAGACTGGGGCAAAAATTCTATACTGTCCCATCTATCATCACTCAAGGGAAACGTTCCATCATAAAAATCAAACATTAAAGCAGCAATAGTATCAAAAGTCCAAGTATTTGCTATAGTAAATACATCACCAACTATTGTAGAGGAATTTCCTTGGGCATATCTATTAATTCTTATAATATCACCCACTACGAAACCAATTCCTACCAAATTGGTACCATAGTCTTTAATCACTAGCTTCATTTCAAGCATAAAACGCTTAATTAACGCACGAAAAACATTAATCAAACATACCTTTCCAGGCATTGTAGTATGGCCAATTGCTAACGCTTCCTTTGCAGAAACCTCCTTTCGAGATTCATAATTTAAAGTAATTCCAGACCGTGCAATTCCATATTCAGTTAACTTACCTTTCTTCCCTCTGGTACGATAATTATTTCTCTTACCTCTTCCAACTTTACCTCCCAAATATCCTGAGGTACGGGATCCTTTGCGACTACGCGTTTGGGTGCCAGCTGTGGCAGCCATAATGGCTTCACCAACTACACCTGCTGGTCCAGGCAAATACTTAGCAGCTTTAGCCATTTGATTCAAAATTTTATAATTGCTTTTGTCTGCCTTTTTGGACTTAATCTTTCTTGCCAATTTCTTAGCCATTTTTTTTCTTAAAAACTCTTTGCTATAAGGTGGCATTTTATTTTTTTTTTAGATGACGCGTATGTCCCATCTATCCGCGCTTAACATTTGCGTCGCGGGATGAAAATTCGCGAAAACAACTACATGTGGTACATTAAACCTTACTAATCTGCTTTCATACTTTGTTGAATAAAACTGCCCATTCTTAAATGATTCCATCACATCATATTGAACTATATCCTGCTTCATACGCGCTAAATCGAAAAACACGACTGGTTCGTATTCGTACCCGTAGTAAATGTCCGCGGCTTTTCCTCCGGTAACATAATAGTTTTTTCCTGGGTAATTTCTGGCAAAATAACTTTTCCCTTTATTGCCATCAGCATCAAATATCCAAATGATACTCCTATTATTAGGAGCTTGACTGAGGTCTTCAAACAACTGCTGCTGCCATCCATTACGCGGTACTAAATTTTCTTTATCAACGCGTGATTCTTCCACAGCGCGTATATAACTATGAATGAATCGAGGATACATAGCACACGCCTTCGTGTGCTCTTCCATCAGCTCCAAGCCACGTTTCCCTTCTTTAATGGACTCTTTCAAAAGATTTAAATCATTTCTAACTAATATTTAGTTTATTAAAATCTCGGATAATCTATAATTATCCGGAAAAACTGTGGGCACGTACCTGCCTTATGCTGCAGTACACCGAATTCTTGAAAGTTTCCATCCTTTTTACAATATGTCTGATTAGCCAACGGAGTTGAGTTTTGATATTCTTGATCAAGGTGGGCCCTTCCACCAACCATTTGCTTGACTTGATTGAAACGTAAACGCTTCTTAAACTGCACATAACCCTGTATGTGCGGCGTGCCCTCCTCTCCAGTTTCAAGACCAAACACCAAATAGTTACAATGTCCTTGACTAAAAATAAATTCCAATTTTTCAACGTCAGTGTCTGAGTAATTGTTAATAGTAAAGGCCCAATTTTTTGCAGCATTATTTCTTTCAGGTGGCATATCAATTGTAAGTTATAAGCTTATTACTCAATAGATATGATCTCTAGAAAGTATCTAAAACGTCGCCGTATTTATACTTTCTCGGAAATTAAATTTTGATCTCCGCAACTCCGACTCCGCTCAAATTTTAATTTATGACTCATGGCCTAAAACGTTCTAGAACTTGTGCCATGTGTCAAAGTGGGGGTAATACTGTAACCCCACTTTGAGAACTTTGGCACACTTTCGGAAAATAATTAAATCTTTTTTATTAATGAAAAAAAAGATAGCCAATTCTCCGTAGGAACGTTAGACTCGGCGGATGTGTTGGCGCAGTAAACTGCCCAACAAATCGCGCCTCCCTAAACTCCCGTCGAATTGCGCAACCTAGCAGGGGCTCGTTAACATTGAAAGTGGGGCCCTTATCGTAGGTTTTAGACCCGCCACGAAAATCTGGGGGGCCCC